GTTACCGTTTGCATTACGCAAATGAAACAGGATGCTACGAAAAATAGTTGATTAACCCTATGATAGGGCTTATTGTGACGGTATCGCTTCAGAGGAAGCGAACCCCACACAACAGCACAAGGCAGGCAAAAATGACCGGTGTTCAAGAATTGTCATTCGCATCGAATAGCGACAACGCATTGATGGCAGTTCTGCCGACCGATTTATCGGCGCAATGGACGGATTCTGAAGTAATGCGCGCAGGTATCAGCGCGATACCCGCCAACAAGCGCCGGGAAGCTCTGGCTGCACTGATGGCATTGGTTGGCGCCGGCACGACGGATACGGTCACGGAATTCAACTAGCACTTGCGATACTGCATAGGTATTGGTATCATTTGTCTACCGTGACACAAGTGCGTGAAACGGTTCCTCCCTCTGCTGATCTCCCCCGGTCAGTTTCGGCTCGCCCACTAGGCTTTGAGCCGTTTTTTCTTCAGCAAGGCGCTGCCCGACACGATCGAGCGGCGCCTTTTTGCTTCATGGTGTCACCTTCGGCTCCCCACCGATGACAAGCCGGGAAAGACCGGCACAAACAAAAATGCCCGCGCAAGGCGGGCTTCTCGTTAAGTCGGATCGGGCTATAACCGCAGCGCCGGATTGCGATGCGAGCGCATGGTCAGTGCCGCGCAGGGTGATCGTCACTCTCCAGGCGCTCCATCCACTTGATCGCCTCGATCTCGCTGTCGCTGCGTATCCAGTGATCGACAAGGTTTGACAGGATCGCATGCGAGCGCAGCGTGTCGTGCTCTTTAAGGGCCGCGCGAATCTGCGGCAGGTAAAGCTGCGCGAACCCGCTTTGCAGCGCACAGATGATGTCGTCGTTCGACAGATCAGCCAGGCGCTGCTCGATCAATTCCTCTTTCTTTTCGGCGATCAGCTCGTCGCGATGCTCGTCAGCATCGATCAAAGCCTCTCGCTTCGATAATAAGCGGTCAAAGTGCGCCTCACGCGCGATGTCGAATACTGCTGCCATGATGGTTCCCCGATAGGTTGGTTTCGTTTCGCGCTTCCGTAAGCGCATGTCCGTACGATACCGTGACAGTATCCGTCACGCAAGTGTTTTCTTTGAAGTCTTTGCTGCGCGGATGCTTTGCGCGTTCGCTCGCCAACATACGATCCCGTCATAGAATCGGAGAGAGTCATGAGCACATACGTTTTGCTGGTCGCTTTGTGGTTTGGCGCCGCTTGCGTCGCAACCCTGCTCGTGATGGCGGTTGGCGTCATGTTCGACGGCTGGCAGGACTTGGATTTCGACGAGCCCGAGCCGCACGCACAGATCGCGGATGACGTTCACCTGGCGAAAGTCGCGCTGATGGCTGACGCAATGAAGGCGGATCGCGAAACGGCGATCAACAAGCACATCGGCGCGTGAAGCGTTCGCCATACGGCGGCCATCCTGACCGCGACTGGTCGGACGGCTGCTACCGGAACCGCTGCATGGACTGCTTTCTGGCCTTCATCGGCAGCAAGTACCAGACAATCTGCCGCGCGTGCGCGAAGGGGTGACACATGAAATTCGCTGCATGGTGTATGTGCTGGCCGCTGCTCGGCGTGATGTGGTTCTGCGCGACGCTCGGCGATTCGATGGCGGACGCAGTAGACGGGCTTGATCGAGTAATCAACCGGCTTGGCGACTTCATCGACGGCGAGGACGCATGAGCCGCATCGATCCGCACGCAGACATCGACGCACTCTGTGACGCGCTCGCAGTGGCGCTGCTACTGCTCAATCAGCACGAGATAGTCGATCTGTCCGAGACAAGCGCAGAGACGGCCAATAAGCGGCTGAACGGGCTTCAGGGCAGCGACCAGAACGAGATCATCGCGGCGGGCCTGACGATCATGGCGCGCAACCGCACAACACACTGAACTCATCCCCAGGCGCAGGTGGGTAACAGCGTCAGCCGCACAGGATATGGAAGCGAACCACTCCGCCCGAAAGGGAACTCTGGTCGCGCCGGGTGCGGCAACCCCTCTTTCGATCGTCCCGCTCCGCGTAGGGTCAGCCACGCAGAGCACAAACAGGGCGGGGCGATCATCCATCAAAAGTAGACGGATTTAGACGGAAATAGACCCAATGGCTAAAGGTGCCAAGACTGGCGGCCGAGTCAAGGGCACGCCGAACAAGAACACGGCTGACATTCGCGCGCTCGCACAGAACTACGCGCCCGAAGCGATCGCCATGCTTGCCACGATCCTGACGACGAGCGAGAACGATTCAGCGCGCATCTCTGCGGCGAAGGAATTGCTCGATCGCGGATACGGCAAGTCGACACAGGCTGTCGAGATGACTGGCAAGGATGGAAACCCGCTCGAAGTGACGCAGATCGTGCGCCGGATTGTGGACCCTGCTGGGGGCGCTTAATGTCCGATCTCGTCATTGATACGCCGCGGGTGTATGTGCCGCTGCTCGGGCCGGCTCGCTACAAGGGCGCACACGGCGGGCGAGGCTCAGGCAAGTCTCACTTCTTTGGCGAAATGCTGATCGAGCGGTCGATCATGGAAAAGACGGACGCCGTTTGCGTTCGTGAAGTGCAGAAGTCGCTGAAGCAATCGGTTAAGAAGCTGCTTGAGGGCAAGATCGAGGCGCTAAACGCTGGTGCATATTTCGACGTGCAAGACGCACAGATTAAGTCGACGCACGGCGGCCTGATTATCTTTCAAGGGCTTCAAAACCACACGGCCGACTCCATCAAGTCGCTGGAAGGCTTTGACATCGCATGGGTAGAGGAAGCGCAGAGCGTCAGTCAGCGCTCGCTCGACATGCTGCGGCCGACGCTGCGCAAGCCCGGCTCCGAACTGTGGTTCTCATGGAACCCGAGCGCGGCAACCGACCCCGTCGACGCGCTGCTGCGATGCAGTGAGCCCCCGCCTGGCTCAGTCGTCGTCGAAGCGAACTACATGGACAATCCCTGGCTCCCTGAAGAGCTGCGGGTCGAAATGGAGTACGACAAGAAGCGCGACCCGGACAAGTACGCGCATATCTGGCTCGGCGCCTATCAGCAGAACAGCGAGGCGCGCGTATTCCGCAACTGGCGCATCGAGGAGTTCGAGCGGCCCGAAGGCACGATATTCCGCCTAGGCGCTGACTGGGGCTTCTCTGTCGACCCAAGCGTGCTGATCCGCTGCGACATTCAAGGCCACAACCTGTATGTCGACTACGAGGCGTATCAGGTCGGCTGCGAGATCGTGAACCTGCCGGAACTGTTTATGTCCGTTCCCGACGCTGAGAAATGGCCGATCACGGCTGACTCCGCGCGCCCGGAAACGATCAGCCACATGCAGAAGAACGGCTTCCCGAAGATTCGACCGGCTATCAAGGGTGCGAAATCGCTTGAGGAAGGCGTTGAATTCCTGAAGTCGTTCGACATCATCGTGCATCCGCGCTGCAAGCACCTGATCGACGAACTGACGCTCTACAAGTACAAGGAAGATCCTCTTACGGGCGCCATCCTGCCGATTCTCGACGACAAGGACAACCACGTCATCGACGCGCTGCGGTACGCCTGTGAGGGCGCACGACGCGCCGGCAAGGCTCCCAAACCGCAATCGAAACCGATAGTGCGCCGTACCGTGATAGGCGGAGGCGCGTGGATGGGATAAAAAATGGCATACGTCGGCAGGCAAGCGTTCGATTCTACTGGTCAGCACGCGCTCGACCTTGATTCACTCCCGCACGCTTACACATACGACGGCAGCGGAAACCTCACGAGTGAAACCGTGATGAAGGGCACCGTGGCGTTCGTCAAGACCTACACATGGTCAGGCACGAACCTCATGAGCGAAACCGCGTGGGTGAAGCAATGAACGTCGGCGACCTGATGAAGTTCAAGCGGCTCGTCGGCGGCAGCGCCGCGGCTGGCTCGCAGATTCGCACCGGCAGCGGCGTGCCGTCCAGTTCGCTCGGCATCGATGGCGATTGCTACATCGACACGGATACTGGCTTTCTCTACCAGAGAGCGGCGGGCGTCTATGCCGTTCAGATGCCGCTGAAAGGCTCGCCTGGCGATGATGGGTCGAGTGTTCAGAGCGTCATCATTGCCAGTGGTGCGCCAGACAGTTCTATTGGCTCGGTTGGTCAGGCGTATATCGACGCATCCAACAATCTTCTGTACCCGGCAAAAGGGGCGTCAAGCGTCACGCCTCAAGGCTTTTGGGGCGTGAACTGCCACATTGGCTATCCGACCAGCTACTGGCCGAATATGACGCCGGCTTCGTATCTCGCGCTGTTTTCAGCGAACGGGATTCAGGCAATGCGGACGAACTGCTCCTCTGCCAGCAAGGCGACAACCTACCTGAGCCAGTACAAAGCGCTCGTGGCGGGCGGTTGCGATGTGATGATCTGCATCGACGCGGCGCCAGACTACAACGGCAGCTTTGCGTCGAACCAGACGGCGGGTAACACCTTGGGCGCGGCCATCGCCAACGTCTTGAAGGGCTCCGGCATCGTCAAGATTGAATGCACGAACGAGCAGGACTTCAACTGCAAGATCAACGGCTCAAACCCACGCGGCTTCGTCTCTGACGGGGCATCGTATGACGACTTCATTCCGGCGAAGTTCGAGTGCTGGCGCGGGTTCCTGTCTGGCCTATTGGCTGGCATCCGCAGCGTCACGTCCGAATTCAAACTCGGGTTTGCCTCAGGCGTCGCATTCCCGCAGACTTCGTTTCGGATGATGCGAGAAGGGCGGGATACGACGGGCGCAGTCACGAAAACGCCGCTGCAACTCGATACGGCGAATCCGCACATGTACGACACGGAAAGCAGCAACCCGCTCTCGTACACGGCCAAGTCGCGCACCGGCTCGGCGCAGGCTGTCAACTCATTGGCCGAGCTGCGCGGCCTGACTGGCAACGCAACGTATGACGTGCCGCAGACGCCGCCTTTCGACGTCTACGTAACGGAATGGGGCTCACGCGCTTCAGACGTGAACCAAGGGAATTTCATCAATTCCGCGTCGATGGTGTATTTCAACAATCGCACGACGTATGGGATTAACGGAATCTACGTCTACGGTCTGTTCGCTGACTCGGACGATTCCGGGACTGGCCCGGTGTTTGGCGTGGCGGCCAACAACTTCGGCATGATCCAGGCTGACGGCACGACGAAAAAGCCATCATGGAATTACTACACGGCGAACGCGAAAGGCAACACCGCCGTCGTGCCGGGTGGATGGGCGAAGCCGCGCGCGCTGCCTCTGCCGGTCTACGGCTCTGGCGTGCAGGTGCTGAACTCGCTGACGGTGACTGACAACGTGCTCAAGTCGTTCACGATCCCAGGCGGAAGCATGGGCCCGAACACGACGATGCGTATCACGGCCATCTTCACGATGCCGAACAACGCCAATACGAAAACGTTCCGCATTCGCTTCGGTGGAGTGGTCATCTATCAGGCGTCGTTCACGGCCGCCGTGACGCTGAACATGGAATTCCTGCTCCAGAACCGCGGCGCGCTCAATTCGCAGATCGGGCAGGTTATCTCGATGCTCGGGCCGACGTCAAACACTGGCCCGGTGCTGACGGCTGCCATTGATACGACCATCGATCAGGTTGTCGCGTTCTCCGCGCAGGCCGGCGTCGGAACCGATCAGCTCGCGCTGGAACGCTGCTCGATCGAGCTAATTGGATGAAAACTGGATAAGTGACCTATGGCGCGAAAGCCGAAAGAAAGTCCTAGCGCAAAGATTGTCGCTGAGGCAAAAGAGCGGTTCGCCCGCTGCGAGGAAGCCGAAAGCGACTTTCGCAAGCGCTTCGTCGAGGATTTGAAGTTCGCCAATGGCGACGCCGACAACGGCTGGCAATGGCCTGATGCGATCCGCAACACGCGCGAAGGCGATCAGCGGCCGTGTCTGACGATCAACAAGACGCGTCAGCATAACCTGCAGATCATCAACGATGCGAAACAAAACAAACCTTCGGTCAAGACGCTCCCGGTCGATGGTGACGCGGATATTGAAATCGCCAAGATCCTCGATGGTATCGTGCGTCATATTGAGTACAACAGCCATGCTGAGATTGTGTACGACACGGCGACTGAGTTTGCGGTCCAAGCTGGACTTGGCTATTGGCGTGTCGTGTGCGAATACGCGCATGACGGCTCGTTCGATCAGGAGATATTCCTTCGACGCGTCAAGAATCCGCTGACGGTCTACACCGACCCGGATATTGAGTCGGCCGACGGCTCGGATATGAAGTTCGCCTTCGTGTTCGAGCAAATGAGCAAGACCGAATTCGAGGCGACGTATCCGGGCGAGGATGCACAGAGCGTCGTATTCGGTGACGATTCGACGGGTAACGACTGGATCAGCAAGGACAAGATTCGCGTCTGCGAATACTTCCGCAAGACGCACAAGACCGACACGCTCATCAATCACCCGATCAACGGCCCGATGATGCTGTCGGACGTCGAGGACCCGGAAGAACGCAAGGTCATCGAGAACGATCCGAGCGTGCAGAAGCGCCCGGTGAGTCAGCCACAAATCACCTGGTATCTGATTGCCGGCGACAAGATCATCGACGAAAAGCCGTGGGCGGGGCGCTATATCCCGATCGTGCGCGTCATCGGCGAGGAAATCGTTATCGACGGCAAGGTGGAGCGCAAAGGCCACACGCGCAACCAGAAAGACGCACAGCGCATGTACAACTACATGTCGAGCGCCAACGTCGAATACATCGCGCTTCAGACGAAAACGCCATTCGTCGGCCCGGCCGCAGCCTTCGAGGGATACGAGCCCGAATGGGCGAACGCGAATAAGGACAACCTGCCATATCTGCCCTACAACGCGTGGGATGAGTCGGGACAGCCTATCGAGCGTCCGCAGCGCGAGCAGCCGCCTGTAGGGGCTTCTGCGTACCTGCAAGGCATGCAGACGGCGCAGCAAGAGCTGATGATGACGACCGGCCAGTATCAAGAGCAGTTCGGCCAGCAGTCGAACGCGCAGGCAGGCGTCGCCATTCAGGCGCGGCAACGGCAGGGCGACCGTGCAACGTATCACTTCATCGACAACGTCGCGCGCGCCATCCGCTATACCGGCCGGATCCTGATTGACCTTATCCCGAAGATCTACGACACGCAGCGCGTGATCCGCATCATCGGCGAGGACGGCACGGAGACATTCGCGCAGTTCAACCCGGATCAGCAACACCCGGTCGGACTGCCTGACGGTCAGCCGGCGCCGCCTGAGAGCGAGCGCGATCACCTGAAGGACGTCGCACTGATCTACAACCCTGGCATCGGGCGCTATGACGTGACGGTCGAAGTCGGCCCGAACTACGAAACGCGCCGCCAGGAAGCATTCAACGCGCTCACGCAGATCATGAGCCAGGATCAGGAACTGATGAAGGTGGCCGGCGACCTGCTGTTCAAGGCGGCCGACTTCCCGATGGCTGATGAAGTGGCTGAACGTCTGCATCGCACGATCTCTCCGGCGATCTTGGGCGAAGGTCCGAGCCCGCAAGAGCAGGACATGCAGCAGAAGATGCAGCAGATGGGCCAGATGATCGAGCACTTGACGCAGGAACTGCAGAACGCGAAGCAGGGCAGTGATGCGCAGGAAATCAGCATCAAAGCCTACGACAGCGAAACCAAGCGCCTGCAAGCGCTCGGCCAGCCGCTCGATCCTCAAGTCGTGGCGCACGTCGCAACGCAAGTCGTCATGCAGATGATGCAGACCGGCTCGCCGGAAGGTGCGCCGCAAGGCGAACCACCGCCTGACCCATCGCAGCAGATGCAACAACAACCGAGCCCGCCTAGTGCGGGTTTTTCTTTGCCCGCTCAATAAGGAACAAGAATGCCCGGCTACATCGGAATTTTGCAGGACGCGTCGAACGCGACGCCCGTAAGCACGCTGTTCGTCATCCGCCAAACCCTCACGCCCGCATCGGTCGGCGCCAACACCAGCGCTGAGCAGACGTTCGCCGTCCCCGGCTTGCAGCTCGGCGACTCGATCGACATCAACAAGGCGTCGCACCAGACCGGCCTGTCGATCGGCAACGTGCGCGTGTCCGCGGCAAACACGCTGGCGATCCAGTTCGTGAACACGACCGGCAGCCCGATTGTGCCGACGGCAGAGCAATACATCATCGGCGGCCAGCGCTAAACCGAATTCGCATTAACCACCGTACCGGCGCGGCATCACCGGGCTAAATCCTTGGACTCGTCCATGCAAATCGAAGAAAACGCAGCACCGCAACAAGAAAACGTCACGCCTACGGAGCAGGAACAGGCGCAACAGCCCGCAGAAGTAAGCACGGAACCGGGCGCCGAGCAAACCGCAGCAGCAGCCGAGCAGCCGCAGCAGGAAAAGCCCAAAAGTGATTGGGTCCAACGGCGCATCGACCAGCTCACGCGTGAGAAACACGAGGCACTTCGACGCGCAGCAGACGCCGAAGCGCGGTACAGCCAGGGGCAACCGCAAACCGAGCAGCAGCCCGGCCAGCAGATGACGCCTGACCAGATCCGCGCCGAGGCGAAGAAGCTCATTCAGCAGGAAAAGTTCGACGCCGACTGCAACAAGGTTTTCGAGTCTGGCGCGACTGAGTACGGCCGCGAATGGGATTCGTCGCTGCGCACGTTCCAGATGCTGGGCGGCGCCCCCGCTGAGTTTTTGGAAGCCGTCACGGCGATGGATCACGGCCACAAGGTGCTTCACGCACTCGGCCAAGACCCCGAAGCCGCTGAACGTCTGCTGTCTCTCCCCCCGTTGCGCATGGCGCTTGAACTGGCCCGCCTTGAGGCGAAGGTCGGTCAGGCATCCCCTCCGAAACAAGTTTCCAAGGCGCCCGCGCCGATCACACCGGTTGGCGGCAAATCCGCACCGGTTGAACCGGCCGAATTCGGCTCGACGGCTGAATACATCGCTTGGAAGAAACGAAACAAAGGCTGACACTTAAATGGCAAATACGCTTCTTACCCCGACCAAGATTCTCGACGAATCGCTGATGATCTTGGAGAACAACCTGACGTTCTCGTCGCGCATCAACCGCGAATACAGCAAGGAATTCGCTGTCAGCGGCGCGAAGATCGGCTCGACAGTCAACGCACGTAAGCCGAACCGCTTCGTCGGTACGACCGGCCCGGCACTGAACCTCGAAAACGTGAACGAAACTTCGGTTCCGATCACGCTGACGACTCAGTTTCACGTTGACTTCACGTTCAGCTCGCAAGAACTGACGCTGGTTGTCGACGAATTCGCCGATCGCTACATCAAGCCGGCAATGGCGACGATCGCCAACAAGATCGACTTCGACGGCCTCGCGCTCGCGGGCAACGTTGCAAACAGCATCGGCACGGTCGGCACCACGCCGAACGATATCTCGGTTCTGCTGAATGCGGGCGTCAAGCTCGATAACGAAGCGGCGCCGCGCGATGGTCAGCGCACCGTCGTTTGGGATCCGGCAACGAACGGTTCGATGGTGAAGGCTGCTGCTGGCCTGTTCAACCCGTCGAACAAGGTCGGCGCGCAGTACGAGTCGGGCATCTTCTCGCCGTCCGGCCTCGGCTTCGACATCGGCATGGATCAGAACGTGAACGTGTTCACGACTGGCACGCGCACCAACGGCACCGTTTCCGGCGCAGGTCAAACCGGTTCGTCGCTGCTCGTGACGGGCCTTGGCGCTGCTGCCACGGTCAAGAAGGGCGACGTGTTCACCATCGCCGGCGTGTTCGGCGTGAACCCGCAGAACCGTCAGACGACCGGCGTGCTGCGCCAGTTCGTCGTCACTGCTGACGCAACGGCAGACGGCTCGGGTAACGCAACGCTCGCGATCTTCCCGGCGATCAACACCGCGGCATCGAACCAGCAGTATCAGACCGTTTCGGCCGGCCCGGCGAACGCGGCTGTGGTGACATGGGACGTCGTTGCATCGACGCAATACAGCGCGAACCTCGGCTATCACAAGGACGCTTTCACGCTCGTGACCGCCGACTTGGAAGATGTCGCGCAGTACGGCGCATGGGGCGCTCGCCGCATGCACAAGGGCATTTCGATGCGTATCAGCCGCCAGTACGCGATCGGCACCGATACCGTGCCTTGCCGAATCGACGTCCTTTATGGATACAGCGCGATTTACCCGGAACTTGCAACGAAGATCATCCGGTAAATGCCGCTGATCCAGCAATCGGCCCCCGCTTCGGCGGGGGTTTTTCATTCCGAGGACTCAATGGCATATCAAGAGTTTCCCGCGTGGGCGACTGGCCCCGACGGCGCGCAACGCCTCGTCAACAGCCAGGACGAGCTCGACGCGCTTTCCGGCTTTGCTGTGCCTGTCTACGTGCCGCCTGTGCCGCGCGAAGAATCCCCCGAGTTTGTTGCTTATCCAAAGTGGATCGGCGACCAGCTTGTGCAATCGGCCGAAGAAGAAGCCGCGTTGCTTGGCGCCGACACGGCAGACGAGCGCGAAATCCTGATCCAGATCGCCGCCGAAAAGGGTGTGAAGATCGATAAACGTTGGTCCGATGACAAGATTCGGGCCGCACTTGAGGCTGCTTGATGGCTACGACCGCGGTTGATCTCATTACGCTCGCGCTGAAAGACATTGGCGCGCTCGGCATCGGACAGTCGATCTCTGCCGACGACACCGCGGACGCGCTCGCTACGCTGAACATGATGCTAGGGCAGTGGCAAGGCGAGCGCCTGAGCGTCTATCACCTGGTCGACACGGCCATCCCGTCGACCGGCGCGCAGTCCTACACCGTCGGCACTGGCGGCAACTTCAACATTCAGCGGCCGATTGCGATCAGCGCAGCCTATGCGCGGCTGAACGCCGGCAGCGCAACGCCGATCGATTACCCGGTGACGATCATCGACGCGCGCGAGGACTATGCGCGCATCGCTCTTAAGGCGCTGCAGTCTTTCCCGTCGTATGCGTATTACGACCCGGCATATCCGCTCGGCAACCTGATCTATTACCCGGTTCCTGACAGCACGTTCCAACTGCACATCGTAACGATGGAAGCGCTGCCGCAGTTCGCGGCGCCGGCAACGGTGATCAACCTGCCGCCTGAGTACATGACGGCGATCCGCTACAACCTGGCGCTCTATCTGGCGCCGTCGTATCAGATCGAACCGCAGCGCACGCTGATCGGCCTTGCAATCAACGCCAAGCGCGTCGTAAAGCGCATGAACACGAGCATCCAAGCCATGACGATGCCGCGCGGCCTTGGCTCGAAGCAGCGTTGGAATATTTACAGCGATAGGCCGTACTAGTACGCGCAACAGCATAGATGTTATACTTAGGCATCTCAAAAGGAGGCCTAAGTGAAGAACCTGATTGATTTGACTGGCATGAAATTCGGGCGTTGGACCGTAATCGGAATCGGCGAAAAGCTCGGGAAGCACTACGGCTGGAACTGCGAGTGCGAGTGCGGCGAAAAGCGGATGGTCGCAGGCCCAAGTCTTAGAAAGGGCGTCTCGACGTCGTGCGGCTGCCGCAGAAAGGAAGTTTCCGCATCAAAGGCGCGCACGCATGGCATGGCTAGGTCGCGTCTTAGCGTGGTGTGGAGTGGCATGAAGGCGCGTTGCGCTAATCCCAATCACGAAATGTTCCATCGGTATGGCGGGCGGGGCATCAAGGTCTGCGACCGGTGGCAAGCGTTCGAGAACTTCCATGCGGACATGGCCGCGACATATAAAAGCGGCCTGTCAATTGACCGGATTGACAACGACGGAGATTACGAGCCGTCGAACTGCCGATGGGCGACGCCTACTGAGCAAGGGATCAACCGAAACCATCCGACGATCATGACCTTGAAAGGCGAGATGACGATCAGAGAGGCGGCAAGGCTTTCTGGTGTTCCACTTGGCACTATGCGCCACCGAGTGTGGCGAGGCGTTCCGATTGAGGAATTGCTTGAACCTGTTAAGAAAAAATGAGGCCTGATGCGAATCCCTCTGACTGGCGGTGCATACACCGCGAAAAGCGTTATCGCGGATGCGCAGCGGTCGGTCAATTTGTACGCCGAGCAGAATCCGCAAGACGCGGCCGCGCCGTTCACGTATTACCCGACGCCGGGCCTGACGCTCGTGTCGACGCCGCCTGCCGCGGGCGAGTCACGATGCATCTACACCGCGACGAACGGCAAGCGCTATGAAGTCGTCGGCGAAAGCGTCTATTACGTGAACGCATCGAATGTCTACACCCAGATCGGCGCACTTTCCACGCAGTCGGGCGTTGTTTCGATGATCGACAACGGGACTTCCGCGTTTCTGGTGGACGGCTCCACGGACGGCTACACGATCAATATTGCCACGAACGTGTTTGCGATCTGCAACGACTCGGCGTTCTACGGTGCGGATCGCGTCGAATATGTCGACGGCTATTTTGTGTTCAACCAGCCAAACACGCAGCATTTCTACATTTCGAAGTTCAACGACATCTCGTTTGATTCGCTCGACATTGCCAGCAAATCAACGTATGCGGACAACCTTGTAACGCTCGCCGTGATGCATCGCGAGATATGGCTGTTCGGCGAGTTGACGACTGAAGTCTGGTACAACACTGGCGCGTCTGACTTCACGTTCGGCCGCATGCCTGGCGTGTTTATCGAGCACGGCTGCGCTGCGAAACATTCGATAGCCAAGATCGATCTCGCGCTGTTCTGGCTCGGAAAGGATCTGCAAGGGCAGGGCATCGTGTTCGCCGGCCGGAACTACGCCGCAGAGCGCATTTCGACGCATGCAATGGAGCAGGAGTTTCTAACGTACAGCCGGATCGACGACGCGATCGGCTTTTCGTACCTGCAAGGCGGGCACGCTTTCTACGTCCTGACGTTCCCGACCGCCAATAAGACATGGTGCTTCGATACCGCAACGGGCCAATGGGCGGAGCGCGGTTATTTGGAGGCTGACGGCTCGTTCAGCCGGCACCGAATGAACTGCTATTCGTTCAACGGCGGCCGAAACCTTGTTGGTGATTGGAAAACGGGCAGCGTCTACGAGCTCGACCCGAACGCATATACGGACAACGGCAATCCGCTTCTCTGCATCCGAAGCTTCCCGCATATCTCGGGCAGCGACGGAAACCGTGTTCTGTTCCGCCAGTTCGTCGCAGACATGGAAGTCGGCAACGGCCTGCCGGATGACTCGGCCGCGCCGGAAATTCGCTTGCGTTGGTCGGATGATCGCGGGCGCTCATGGGGCAACGCTGTCACGAACACGCTCGGCAAGGTCGGCGAATACCTGACGTCGATTCAGTGGCAACGTCTCGGCTACGCGCGCGATCGTGTGTTCGAGTTGTCATGGTCCGCCCCGGTGAAAACGGCACTGAACGGCGCATGGGTGGACGTATCAAGGGCTAGGACATGAGCACGCCGACAAACTTTCCAGACGTTGGCGTGCCGATGGTCGACCCAAAGACGGGGCGGCTGTCGATGGTCTGGTTTCAGCTCCTGATAGCGCTGTTCAATCGAACGGGCGGAACGTCGGGCGAATCGTCGGTCGATCTTTCCAGCGAGCTCGCTGAGGCGTTCCAGCAGATTCAATCGCTTGTCGCGCCGAACTATGCGCCCGAACTTGCGCGGCGCATTGCTGACGCTGAGGCGGCGCTTTCCGCGCTGGCTGTGTCGCTACGCGAGCCTGAGCCGGATTCGTTCGTCTCGACGCACGGCATCCAAGACGCGCCAGACCTTCACGCGCTCGCAACGCAAACGGCGAGCGGCTTCTTGTCCGCTACGGATAAGGCGAAGCTGGACGGCATATCGGCGACGGTTGAGGACAAGTTCGTAGCAGGCACGAACTTCACGCCGGGGACAACGACGAGCCTGACGCTATCGAAGTCATATGCGAGCAAGGCGGCCGTTCTGGTTCACTTTGACGGCACGTTTCAGGGCACGGACCAATACACGATCTCCGGAACCACGATCACTTTCACGTCAGCTATCCCGGTCGGGACGCAGACCGTCTATGCGCGAGGGTAAGGCATGACAACGACTTACAAAGAGATGGTGAAGGGCGCGACCCTCACTGGCACGGCTGCGACGCTCTACACGGCGCCAACGGCAACGTCCGCATCGATACAGGCGGCGAGCGCCAACAACCCGACAGGCGGCGTTCTAACGCTCAATGTCTACAAGGTGCCGTCCGGGCGATCGGCCGACGCCACGACGCGCATTGCGGCTAAGCCCATTCTTGCCGGCGCGACCGCGCAGTTTCCCGAGCTCGTGAATCACAAGCTCGAACCGGGCACGCAGCTTTTCGCGGACGGGAACGGCTGCACGATCAGCGTCAGCGGCATCGAGTACGTGAAGGATGCGGCATGAGCGAGGCGTGACGGTGCTTAGAAAAATTTACGAGAGCATCGGCGCGGAGCGTCATGGAATCACCTGGCATGCATTCCGGGCGCACTTCAAGGGGTGGAAGATTCATCCCCTTGTATCTTGCGGCTCGAATGCCGGCGCGGTTGTGCAACGCGGCCCCGAGGTACACATCGTGTTTTTCTCGCAGCCCAAGGGAAGCATCCGCGCGCACCTGATAGGCCATCTGCAGCGAACCATCGACGAATTCGGGTTCGCTGACACGTTTGTCGAGATCGGCAACGAGAAAAGCAGGGTGTTCTGCGAGCGATTGGGATTCGTTCCTACCGGCGTCAAGGGTAACTCCATATCCATGCGCTGTACACAATTCGCATATTCGAGGCAAAAATGAGTCTTATTGGAAGCATTGTCAGCGGCGTTGGCAGCCTCGCGGGCGGCCTTATCGGCGCAGGCGCAAGCAAGAGCGCGGCAAACACGCAGTCAGACGCGGCGAAATACTCTGCCGATCTGCAAAATCAGCAGTGGCAAAAGACGCAAGAAAACCTTCAGCCCTTTACGGACTTCGGCAAGAACAATATTGACAGTCTGCAATCGCTGCTCAATAACCCGTCTCTAACCCAAGGGTTTTACGCAGATAAGTTCAGCGCGCCGACAGCGGCACAGGCTCAACAGACGCCCGGCTATCAGTTCACGCTCAACCAGGGATTGAAGGCGGCGCAGAACAGCGCGGCGGCCCGCGGGCTCGGCACGTCAGGCGCAGCGTTGAAAGGGGCGTCGACATACGCAACCGGCCTTGCAGACTCGACCTACAACGACGTGTTCAACCGCGCGCTTCAAAGCTACAACACAAACTTCAACAGTTCGTTGAGCCAGTACAACACGAACCAGGCGACGCTTGGCAACCAGATAAATCGGCTTTCCGGCGCTGTCACGATGGGCCAGAACTCGGCGGCGCAGACTGGCAGCCTCGGCCAACAGGCGGCGACCAACCAAGGGAACATGCTGACGAGCGGCGCAAATGCAACGGCGTCGGGGGCTGTCGGTGGAGCAAACGCACTGACGAGCGCGCTAAACGGTGCGGGTAACAGCGCGATGCTGTACGGCCTGACGCAGAACAACGCGACCGGCGCGGCAGCAGCCAATCCTACCTACGGCACGACGTCGTCGGGCAATCCGAACTACTTCACGGTCTAACGATGCCACTCGACACGAACATCGCATTGAACGCGAACGCGCCGGCCCCTATGAACCCGCTGCAAACGGCGCTTCAGGTCGCGCAGTACCGCGCCTACAACGCAAACGGGCTCGCGGCGCAGCAGCAGCTTGACGCCAATAACGCCGCATCAGACGCGTTCAAGCAGGCGACCGACGTCAACGGAAACACCGATTACAACAAGTTTCGCTCGATCATGGCGGGCGGCGCTGGCGCGTACAACTTGCCGCAGATCAATAAGTCGATTCTCGATGCGCAGCAGGCTCAACAGACGCTTGACCGCGGCTCTATTGGCCTGAGCAACGACAAAATCGACAACGCAAAAAAGATGTTCGGGACTATGACGCAGCGCCTCGGCTCGCTTGATCCGAACGACCCGCAGTTTGCCGCGCACGCGATGGATTTGGGGCACCAGCTTGTGACCAAGTTCGGCATCGATCCGCAAATGGTCATTCATGAATTGTCGGCCATTCCGCAGGACGCGCAGGGCCGGGCGGCATGGCGTAACAGCACACTTGCCTCTCTGCAAGATGCCGGCGCACAGCTCGGCTCGATCACGCCGAAGCCGACGCAGGTCGACAACGGCGGCTCGATCCAGTACATCGACACGAACCCGGTATCGAACCCGGCCATTGTCGGGACGAACATCAACAAGACGCTCGATCCGACGACGGCGACGAGCCCGGTCAGCGTCATGGGTCCGAACAACACGCCGGGCGTCGTTCCCCGCGGCGAAATGTGGGGCAACGGCGTCAGTGGCGCCGGTACGCCGCAGATCAATGTTCCTCCGCTGCCGACTGGCGCAAATCCGCAAGGCGCAGGCCAAGCGGCGCCGATGCCCGGCCAGGCTGCGCCCGCTCCGGCTGCGCCCGCTGGCGGCCCGGCTCACTTCGTGGCAACGGGTACGCCGATGGGTGCGGTCGGTATCGCGGACGATGCAGGGAAGCGATACGGCGCACTTCAGCAAGCAGCGCAGCAGGCAAAGCCGCTTATGCAGACCTACGATCTTGCGGCCCAAGCACTCAAGAGCACGATCGCTGGCAAGGGCGCGAATGCGGCGCTCAATGTTCCGGCACTGCTCAATACGTTCGGCATTCAGGCTGGCACCGATGCGGTGAAGAACAATCAGTTGCTCGCCAACTACCTGAACAGCGCGGCAGACCAAGCGGCGGCATCGCTCGGGTTGTCGGGCAGCGACTCGCGCCTTGCCGCGGCGAAGGCGGGCCAACCGGACCCGAACAACATGAACGGCCCGGCGCTGCTTGAGTCGATCAATCACGTCAAGGGGTTGCAGCAGGCGGTTCTTGATCGCCAGCAAGCTACGACCAATTTCCTCGCGCAGAACGGCAACAGCACGGCCGCGCTGCCTCAGTTTGAGGCGAAGTGGAATCAGTCGTTTAACCCTGACGTTTCGTATATCCGCTCGCTCGGCTCGCCGGAAGATCAGCAAGCGGCAATGCAGAAGCTGAAGGCATCCGGCCATCTGCAGCAGTGGACGAAGGATTATCAGGCAATGAAAGCCTTGGGAGCGTTCTAAATGGCAGATCCGCTGCTCGATATGGCGAACGCGGTGCAATCTGGCAAAGCCGTTTCGACGGCGGCGCCAGGCGCTGCGAAGTCTACCGGCGACCCTTTGCTCGATATGGCGAGTAGCGTCATGTCGGCGAAGGATGCGCCGGCGGCAACACCTGCGCCAGCCGCACCGCAACAAGACGCTCAATGGAAAACGCCGGGTTCCGTGACGATGGGTATTGGCGACGTCATCAAGGGCGGCGTTCAATCGATGGTTCACGGCGGCGCATGGCTCGCAGACAAGATCGCGCCTGATTCACAGTTCGCAAAGGACATTAACGCCGCGGTTCCGCAAGTCGATCAGACGATCCAATCGCAAGATGCGCAGTACGCGCAGCAGCGTGCGGCGCAGGGCGGCTCAGGAATCGACCTTGGCCGTGCGGCCGGAAACGTGATCGGCAGCGCTCCGCTGATGGCGCTTCCTGCCGGCGCTGGTGGCGGTTTGCTCGCAAAGGCCGGCGCTGGCGCCGTCTCCGGATTGGCGAGCGGGCTTGTCACGCCTGTGACCGATGCCGGCAGCACGTATGCGCAGCAGAAGGCGTCGCAGCTTGGCACTAGCGCAGCGGTCGGCGCCGTTGCCAACCCGCTCGTCAGCGCTATTGGGAGCGCAGTATCGCCGACGATTGGCGCGGCGCAACGCAAACTGCTCGACGCAGGCGTTCCGCTGACTCCGGGCCAGATTCTCGGGGGCGCAGCAGCGCGCACTGAGGCGAAGCTGACAAGCGTACCGTTTCTCGGCGACATGATTAAGAACGGTCAGCAGCGCGCATTGCAGGGCTTCAACAAAGCAACATACGATCAAGTTCTCGCGCCGCTCGGGCAGAAGTATTCCGGGCCGGTCGGGAACGAAGGTGTTGCGGCGGTTCAAAAGACCATCAGTGACGCCTACGACGGCGCGCTGTCCAAGCTGACGTTCAAGCCTGACGCTCAGTTCCAGTCCGATCTCGGCAACCTCACGCAGATGGCGCAGTCGCTTCCGGCCGCACAGCAGCAGCAGTTCATGAACGTGCTGAAAACGCAGGTTGCCGGCAAGTTGTCGCCGCAAGGCACGATGGACGGCGCCACGCTCAAAGGCGTTCAAAGTGAGCTCGGCCGTATCTCGCGCGGCCTGACTGGCGACCCGTCATTCGATAATCAGCAGCTCGGACAGGCAATCGGCGAGATCAAGAACTTGGTCGAATCCTCGTTGCCGCGCAATAACGCCGCCGACGCCGTTCAGGACTTGTCGAAAGCAAACGCCGCATATGCGAACTTCGTCCGCCTGCGTGGCGCGGCGGGCTCTCAAGGGGCGATGAACAATGAAGGCGTGTTCACCGCGGCGCAGTTGAATGGCGCTGTGCGGGCGGCTGACAAGTCAGCAGGGAAAGGCGCATCGGCAACAGGAAACGCGCTGATGCAGGACTTTTCGAGCGCCGGGCAGTCGGTGCTTGGCTCAAAGTATCCGGATTCGGGAACGCCCGGCCGATCGCTGCTGGCTCTCATGGGCCCGGCTGCGCTTGGTCATGCGTTCGCCCCTTCCTACACTGTTCCGCTCGCTGCCGCGATAGGTGCTGGCGCGTTGCCATACACCGCAGCGGGGCAAAAGGCCGCGCAAGCGTTACTTACTTCGCGTCCCGCGCTCGCGGCACCAGTAGGGAATGCGCTTACGCGCTACGGGGTCCCAATCGCCGCGCCGGCGTCCAATGCGCTCCTCCGAGCGCTCACAGGCCAGTAGAAACATGGCCTTGATTCTCGGATAGGCGACCGAAAGCGCAGTGATGCATGCAGTCGTAAAAACCATCCGCCAAAACTGATCGCTATTCATTTTTTCCCTCGACCCCGCCTAGTGCGGGGTTTTTTATTTGAGGCACGCATGCAGCTTATACCCAATGCAAAGCAGCAGTTTATCGACCAAAACGGAGCGCCGCTTGCAAATGGTACGGTCGGATTCTACGCCCCCGGCACGCTAAATCCAAAGACAACATATCAGGATGCGGCCGGCACCATTGCCAACACAAATCCTGTACAGCTCGACAGCCGCGGCCAGGCTTTGATTTGGGGATCGGGCGTATATCGTCAGATCGTCAAGGATGCTTTGGGCGTCACGCTCTGGGATCAGATCACCGAAGATTCAAATTCAGGGCTGTCGGGGAATATTACTGACGCAAAATTCTCCGCGGGGGCTGATTTCACGCCCGGCACGACGACGACTCTGACGCTTCCTGTATTGCCTGGCGCGTCGTCTAACGTGTGGGTTTTCTTCGACGCGGCATATCAGGCCGACGATCAGTATTCCGTCAACGGAACAACGCTCACATTCAATTCGCCGATCCCGGTTGGCGTGCAAGAAGTCAACGCGAAGATTGGGGCGACGGTCGCCATTGGTACACCTGCCGATGGCACTGTGACAGATGCGAAGATCGCGTCCGGCTCCATGCTCTACGACCGCATCTATCGACAAAAGACGGTTCGCGACTACGGCGCAAAGGGCGACGGCATCACCGACGACAGCGCGGCGTTCCAATCGGCGATCAATAGCGGCGTGTGTCGCATCCCGTACAGCGCCAAGGGCTACATGGTAAAGACGCCGCTGAACGCGACGAACATGCAGAGCCTGACGATCGAGGGCGACGTCCCCGTTCAGCCGCAGTGGAGCATGGGTTACGTGAACCCGATGGGCGGCAGCATCATCTACGGGAATACGAACAGCTGGGTTCTTGACATCACCGGCTCGAACAATGTTCTGCTGCGCAACTTCTCGATCTGCTGCTTGCCGCAGTTTTTGAACGCCGCGCTGCCTAATCTTGCTACCCCTTCAATCGGCGGCATCGTCGGCGGGACCAGCGATCACGACCCGGCCGGGCTGAATTATTCCGGTGGCGCCGGCTACATCTTCGAGAACATCTCGGTATGGCTCGGCAAGAGCGGCGCCAGCATCCCGATCTACGTCAACAACGGGAACATCGGCCGATATACGAACGTCGCCACCCTTGGGCAGTACGGAATCTGTCTTACGGCAAGCAATCCGCTGTCTGTTACGCCTCCCTATGCGACCTTCGGCCCGATCACCGAGAGCGATACAAACATCATTTCGGGCGCATTCAATGCGGGTTACGGCGCTCAAGCGATGATGTACTTCGAGCGCTGCAACGACCTTCAGGTTTTGGAGACCTATCACACGTTCGGCGCGGGCTTGGCTGGAGGCGTTTATAGCGGGGTTGGGTACTCGACCTACATCAACAATTGCTCGAACAGCAAGTTCAAGATCGGCGTCGACAGTTTCCCGTTCATGTTCAGGATGGACGGATCGATCAACCACGTCGATATGGAAGGGTTGATCTCCCAGGGCAGCACGGCGACGCCCGTTGGAAACCCGGCAATCGGGTTCATCAATGCAACCTCGATCAAGAATTCCAAGTTCAAGGTCATCCAGTTCGATAGCCGTCCAAACAACAACTACCTCTACGCGACAGCAGGGGTTGCGACGCTGAACACGATGGCGAATTGCGATTTCTGGCTCGATAACGTTCAGACGCCGAACATGGTTTTCTTCAATTCGACGAATGCAAATCCCGTGCCGTACTTCAATTGCAACTTCACCGGCAACCAAGATTTCGCCGTAGGGACCGCGCCTATGACGCTCCAGTACAACAGCTCTCCGGCTGCAACGAGTAACTACCGAATCAACGTGAACGGCAACCGACAAGGCACCGCATAATGAAAAAAATCGCATCTCTTATCGCTCTGTTGGCGTCTGCCTCGACGTTCGCGGCTACGCTCAATCCGATTCAACTTCTGAGTCCGGTTGGCTCGTCGGCAGGTCAGACTATCGTCTCAACAGGCGCATCGACGGCGCCAGGGTGGGCTACGGTCCCGCTTGCGGGGCTGTCATCGATTGCCGCTAATACGGTGGTGGCGAACGCCACTGCTTCTACCGCGGCCCCTGCAGCGTTCGCAATGCCATCGTGCTCCGGAACCTCGAACGCTCTCCAGTGGACGACGAGCACAGGCTTTACCTGCATGGGGACGGTAAACGCCGCCTCCTTGCAAAGCTTCAATTGGGCCATCCCTGCCGCGCTTGGCACGACGACGCCGAACAGTGGGGCATTCACGACGATCTCGACAAGCAGCACGATTACACCCAGCCAAACGGCCGGCATCGTTGGCACCACGACCAACAACAACGCGAACGCCGGCGCATGGGGGGAATATCAAGTCGCCTCTGCGACTGGTACAGCGCTTACCACGTCGACGAACACGAATACAACCAGCCTGACACTCGGCGCGGGCGACTGGGATATTCAGGTCAACAACAAGTTCAACATCGCTGCGGGCGCGACGCTGACTTCTGCCGGAACGACGGTTACGACTACGACCGCAGGCGGCGCTACGCTTGGTCAGACGACCTTCAACTCTGGCATTTCGGCGACGAATGCGATCGGCGTTGTATACGTGACGTCGCCTGTCGCGCGCTTCAGCCTATCGGCCACTACGACCATCTACGCAACCGGAATCGCGGTTTTCTCGGGTGGAACGGTGACGGTCGACGGCCTGATTCGGGCGCGCCGGGTTCGGTGACGCAACCGCCGGTCTAATTTAACAGCCGCCTTCGGGCGGCTTTTTCCATTTCGGGGAAATAGATGCCGAATGAAGCATCGGCCGTCATCGGCTCAGTAGTAAAAACAACGCCCTCATGGATCGTCACAGCCCTTGCATGGGGCGACGTCAATTTCCCGCGAATGCTGCTCATGCTGTCGATCGCTTACACCGCAGTTCAACTGTATTCGGCCATAAAGCGGCTGAAGAAGGGAAAGCCAGTTCATGAATAACCAGAATCTGCAGACGCTTATCGCCGAGCTGCGCCGCGACGAAGGTGTTCGATATGTCGTCTACAAGGACACGAAAGGCATCGATACAACTGGCGTCGGGCACAACCTGCAAGCGAAGCCGTTGCCGGCCGGGTGGAAGTATCCCCTCAATGACGTCCAAGTCAATGCGCTGCTCGACGACGACCTTGAGGACGTATTTCACGATCTCGACCGATTCCTTCCTTGGTGGCGCGACCTCAACGACGTGCGTCAGCGCGTCATGGCAAACCTATGTTTCAACATGGGGATAACGCGCCTGCTCGGGTTCGTAAGGGCGCTCACTGCGGCTCGCCAAGGCAAGTACGGCGCCTCGGCAGACGAACTGCTTAACTCGACGTGGGCCGGACAAGTAAAGGGCAGAGCGGTCCGCCTCGCCGACATGATGCGCAAAGGGGCATGACATGGATTGGAAATCGATTCTAGGCGGCGTCGCGCCGACACTTGCGACCGCTCTGTCTGTCGTGGGCGGCCCGGCCGGCATGGTCGCGGGCGCTGCGCTGCGCGCGGTAAGCAGCGCCGTGCTAGGCCATCAAGACGGCACGACGGATCAGGTGACGCAGGCGATTCAAGCCGGGCTGTCGCCGGACGCGATTGCAGCGCTTCAGAAGGCCGACAACGACTTCAAGGTTCAGATGGCGCAGATCAGCGCGGCAACCGAACAGGCGTCGATTAAAGCCGGTTCTGATGCGATCGGCGACGTCAACGACACGATGCAGAGTGAGGCGAAGTCCGATCACTGGCCGTCATATACCTGGCGCCCGTTTATCGGTTTCACGTTCGGCCTCTACATCATTTCGCTGTTCGTCCTGCCGCTGTTCCACGTTCAGCCGGTTTCTCTGTCAACGGACCTGACGCTGACGATCGGTGCAGTGCTCGGCGTGGCTTCGTTCTTCCGCGGGAAGATGCAGGCCGATCCGCGCGTGCAGGCAGACAGCAGGGGCTAGGCCCCTATGCGCGCGACGCGTTCGGCGGATGAGGCAGCCGGCGCGCGCTTTCGCATGAGAAAGCGCTGCGCCGGCTTCTCGACCAGAACGAAACTTGCCGCCGATACGAAAACCAGCGCACCCATGAATGCTTCCGGCGACAGGGTGGCTGTCTGGTTCCAGGTGAAGAACATCTTCATCAGGATCATGTGCAACATGTACATCGAGAAGCTAATCTCGCCAAGAAACACAAACGGCCGCCAGGAAAGCATTCTGCTGATCGCCCCGCGCCCCGATGCAAGCACGCCGATCAGGATCGCAAACAGCCAGCAAGAGCCCGACCTGTCTATCAGGATGCCGAGCCAGTACGGATGAATGTTCTCACGCGCCATCGGGAGCACGCGGAACAGCCACGCCGCAATGGCAAGCACAAGAGCCGCTTCGATCGCCGTCCATACGGCGTATGAAAATCGGGCGTGCTTGAGGTATCTGCTCCAGATTACCCACGTCGCCATCCCAAGACAGAACTCGAACCCGCGAACAAGCGGGTTTGCGTAGGTGGCGGACCCCACGCTGAGAACCTGAATATCTCCGCCTGCGGGCAGTCCAATCAGGTGCAACCCCGCATAGGCGGCAATGGTCGCTATGGCAGAGAACAACAGGATGCGCGGCCAGCGGCGCTCAATGTGCGGAAGCAGGAGGGGAAATACTAGGTAAAACCCGACCTCCGTCGATATGCTCCACGACACTGTGTTCCACGCGAAGAAGTTGGAAATGTAAGGGCTGAGGGATTGCGTGAGCGTGAGGTTCAGCGCGAGCTCAAACCATTTGCTGAATATTCCGTGTCCATCGAAGGTGATCGAATCTGCTCGAACGAATATCACGAGCATGAGCAACGCCAGAATATGCACCGGCCAAAGCCGCGCCAGTCTCGCCCTTATGAACTGGCCGTATCCCGGAAATGGTTTGGACGTGTACACATGGGTCAGGATGAATCCACTGAGCACGAAGAAAAAACTCACTCCGTGCAGCATGGCGGCGGGAACGTGCGCCAGCCAGGGCCAAGAAAAGTATGACTTCGCATGCAACAGCACGATCATCATCGCCGCGGCGAAACGCAGACTCGTCAGCGGCAAAAGGCTTTCGACCTTGTTTTTATGACTTGACATAATAGAGTTTATCACTCGGAAATTGCACACAGGGTTACGCACCGTTTCTGTGGATAACTGGCTGTGGACAACATTCCATTAGCCGCTGGCGTGCGGCCTATCGTTTTTCAATACGCCGCTGGGGTGCGGCTTATCGAGGCGAATACGCCGCTGGGGTGCGGCACTATATAGATTCTATATATCTTAAAGTCTTTAGATGGGATAAGTCAGTCTGGTTTCTTGGGGACAACTTCGATCCCGACGACAGAAGGCGCATTGTAATTGTTCACCGTCGCATGCGAGCCGGTCAGGAAATTGGCGTTTAAGACGATCTTGACCTCTAGACCTCCCTGCATACTCCCGCTCGCCGCGAACGCCTTCAGCTGGTCTAGAACCTGTTGAAACTGCATCGGCACGTACTTCGCCTCGCCGTGCATCGCTATCTCGCCATTGGCAGCCGTCATCGGTATTTGCTCCGTCAGTTCATACGAATTGCTGCGCCCGAGTCGCTTGCGCGCAACGATCCCCATTTCGTCGAGTTTTGAGAGCGCCCGGTCGACGGTATCCAGTGAAACGCCAACATGCTGGGCGATCGCGTCGCGTCCCGGATAGGATTTTCCGGTATCGAGCGCGGCATAGCTTTTGAGAACGCAGTACACCGCCCACGCATTCACGCCCATTTCGGCGATCTTGTCGCGCTGGATCATGGCGCGCACGACGTGGAACCAGTGATTCTCGACCTTCAATTCCTCCCACAATTCTGACTGATCGGCCATCATTCAATCCCATATTGCTTCTTCAGGCGAGCCAACTCCTTTTTCGCGCCTTCAACCAAAACTTCAGTCATCGGCGTGTCGGTCAGCTTCATATAGGCTCTCAGGTCTTCGTACAGGCTCTTTGGAACATTCAAACTCATGTTTCGGGTTGCCTCGCGCTCTCGGAATGCGGGGCGCGCAGCGGTGCCTTGCGGCTCGCCGGCTGGCTCGTCAGCCTTTGGCGGCACTCCGCCAGGCGCGGATTCGATGAAGTTCACAACGGGCGGCCTGAGTGGTGCGCGTTCAGTCACGGAACACCTCCGCGTAAAGCTGTGAGAGTTCGTCGGCGGCCTTCTGGTCGAACATGCCCCGATCCAATTCGGTGACGCCCCGCCCTTCCCTTGCGGCATTGCGGAACGCAACCCGGTCGACAATGGCGCCGTCAAACGTTGAGAAATAGTCGGACATTTCGCGCAGCACGGCACGCATTTCCGATGCCTCTTTGCTCTGCGGATTCGCCGACACTCCATTGAGCACGGCCACAGCGCGGAAGGTTCTGCCTGTGCTCCTCGCTGCCTGTACGAGCTGCGCCATCTTCCCGAGCGACCATGTATCGAACTGGCCTGGTTTAATCGGCATCACGAGCACGTCGCATGCCGCAATGGCGCTTCTGAGTTCGGCGCTATCCCTGCCGCCGGCGTCGACGATCACCGTGTCGATAGATTCGCGCTCCGCAGTAAGCTCGCTGAAGATGTTCCCTGTCAGCTTTGATAGGCGGATAGTCGGCGCTATATCGCTTTCGACGCGCAGCATTCCCCATGTATAGGCGCTCTCCTGCCTGTCTGTATCGATGAGTTTTACCGTGCGCCTATGCCCGACGCGCAACGCGGCTAGGTTAGTTGCGATGGTGGTCTTTCCCACCCCGCCCTTCTCTGTGGCGACAGCAATAAGCATATCGGCTCCTCTGCCTGTATTTGTCCGCATAGACTAGACCATCAATACAATAACGGCAAGTAGGAAGCTCAGATGGGCGTATATATATGCATACACCCATATGACCGGGCTGTCATGCCGCCTGCCGCAGCGCGAATCGTTCTGTCGGCTTGCCGGCCCTGATCTGCACCGCTTTACCGGCGTCGAGGCGCTTCGTGTATTCGGCGCATGCCCGCGTGTACTGGCGTCGGCTCACTGTCGCGACCAACTGCTCGAACACATGGATTCCGCCGTTCATCGCTGCGAGCTCGTCGCCGGTCAATATGAACTTGCCGCGCGCCTGGAACCGTTCGCACAGGTCGATCATGGCGTTCTGCGTGTCGTAGAGCGCGCGCAGGCCGATCTCACGATTGCCCGCCGTCTCGCACAGGACGATCGCCACGTTCATCCCTACGACGATCACGTCCCAGTGGTCTTTCGTTCCTTCGCCGCGCGAGAGGGCGAGGGCGGCCGCATGGATTGACGTCAGCACTTCCAGCCGTTCTTCGCCCTTCATCGGCGCGTCGGCGTCATACAAATACATGACGTGATTCTTCGGCTCGATCACCTTGCGCGGCTTGCGGTTCGGTTTCTTATTGCCGGCCATTAAACTTCCCCAAAATGTTTGCGATCTTCTCAACCAAATAGCTGAAAAGCTTCCACATGCCCCAGACAATGAATATCCCAAGCACGCTTTGAACGACCCCTGAGAAAGTTGGCGCGCGGGTCGGATATGCATAATGGCTACCTCTCGCCATTGCATCGATAGACGCCAGCGCGAGAGTGCATGCGATGTGCTGCTTCACTTCGGTTCCTTCTGTTCCGTTGCGGGAATGGGGGCGCCGAACAAGGGGCGAGCGGTTGAGCGCGGCCAGTCATGGCGGCGGTAATGATCGGTGCTTACAACCTCGCGTTCTCCGTCTGTCGTTACTTCCCACCATTCCGCCTCCTGCCCGCTCACAGTGCGGCGTGCTTCGTAGAAATCGATCAGCGGCTGGACTGCGTTTAGCAACTGATCGTCGCCGTGAGTCTTGAGGTTCAGAACGGCCAAGTCGAGTGCAGCTTTTTGTTCTGGTGTCACGATTTCTTCTCCTTAGCGGCTAGGATTGCGCGGGCGAACGGCAGTATGTGACCCGGCTCCGCGTCTCCGGGTTCTTCGGTGTAGTGGTCCTGGAAAATCTCGATGATCTGTTCATCCGTCAGCGCCGCATCCTTTTCGGCGTCCGCACGCTCCTGACTCGCGCCGATTAGCGCGCGAATGCGGCCTACATGCTCAAGCCTGTCGGGTCGATCCGTGCTGCCGATGTAGCCGAGCGCGAGCCGCAGCGTATCGATCGTCGCCTCGTCAAGCGGTGCTGTGTCGGCGTCCGCACGCTCAGGCGAATACACAAGTAAATGCTTCCATGCTCGTGGATCAACTTCGGAAGCCTCACTCCCAAGCCGATCAACCAAATCCATCATTGCATCGCTGATTGGCTTTTCTTTTGGGAAATTGGCGAGCAATCCGTCCCGATGTTCCTTGCTGGCAATACGCCACCGCTCGAACTCTTCCGCCGTGATCGACTTCGACCCCGCTGTGTCGGCGTCCGCACGCTCAGGCGTAGGGGCTGCATACCCGCTGTGTTTGTCAGCGTCGTAATCGAGAATCCACGGTTCATCGACTAGTTCGCCAATCATCCAGCGCATACGATCTGCCTCGTATCGCACGCGATCCGGGTATTCCGAGTGGTCGATCGTAATCCCTTCGCTGATGTCGCCACGATGCAGGATGGCCGTCCAGTTCGTCTTGCCGTTGCTCTCGGCCATCGAACCATACCAAACCTTCAGCTTCGGCTGCGCCTCACGCGGTGCGGGAACAGGCGTAGGGGCTGCGAGTGCGCGCAAGTGATGTGCAATCACGTTGTCGTGCCCGTCTGTGCTTCTCTCAAGCCGATGAATAGCGTGTTCAAGCCACTTGTTCATTACCGCGCCTCCCATTTGTTCACGAAATTGCGCAGCCATTCGCGATCGATCGTGTCTTGGCCGTCTACGTGCTGTTCAAAGAACTGATCGAAGCCCGGTCGTGCGTCGATAGCCTCACGCGGTGCGCACTCGGCTTGCGGGGCTGGTCCGCCGCCAAAAGCCATTTGCGCTTTCTGCCAGCGAGTGAGCGCCTCACCCTTGCCGCCATAGACCGCATCCTTCGCGGGCTCAGGCTGATCGGCTCGGGCTGACAGTGCGGCTTGTGCTGCGCGCAAAATCTTCGGCGCGTGCCAAAGCGGGTCATAGATGATCGTGTCCGGCCCCGGATAGTTCTCTGCGAACCACTCTGTGAATTGCCGCTCCGCATCGTCTGCCGCGCGTTTTTCGTCTGTCATATTCCTCTCCTGTTATTCAGACCGCGCGGGCCACTTCACATTGCGCCGCGCTTCGTCGATCCATTTCTGATGCCGCCGTGCATCGGCCACACCGCGCACTAATAAGCATGCAGCAAGCGCCGCCAATCCCCCGCCTATGAGCCAGAACATACGATTCCTATGTTTTTAGAAGTGATGTATCTATGGGCTCTAAGATACCGTGTTGGCATCGCTTGTGCAAGTGGAAATTGCTGATTATTTGCGTGACGACATGCACAGTGCTCGGAATCGATCGTTGTTCGCTTGGTAGCCGACGAGATTGGCGCCCATCCATGCGGGCGTCTCGCCGCGCGTCGTCTTGCGGTCGATGGTTTCCCGTAGATCCTCACCGACGAGCAAGATGTATTTGACTCGATCGGTTTTGCTTGCGTTTCGTCCCTCGCGCCAAATAACACCTTTGTCTACTAGTAAATGTAACGTGTCACGAACACATGCGCGCGGCACGCCGGGAAGCAAGTCCAGAATCTGTTCCTGCGTGTACGTTCGATCCGGGCTCATCGCATCAATCAAATCTTGTTGCGGCACGGTGATGGGCGTGCTGCCAATATTTATTGTGTTCTTCATGATTGCACTTCCGTTCCATAGTTTGCGAATTCTCCGTGCACCAAAGCGGCGGCCGCACAATATGCAGCGTGCGCTTTCTCTGGCGAGTCGAAGTTCCCAAGGAATGCAACTTTCCCGCCCAAGCCGATTCGAGCCTGCCACTTCTTGTCGGACTTGTGCCAGCTGACTCCCTTGTAGCCCGATTTGTTACTCTGCGACTTCGCCCGATTCCTCGAATTTTGAGCGTTCGTGCAAAGGCGCAGATTTTCTTTCCTGTTGTCTAGCGGGTTCCCGTTCTTGTGATCGATTAGCACCCCGTCGACGCCGGCAACGCCCATTATTTCCCTGTGCATGAAAATCTTGCTGCCCTTCTTTTGAAGATTATTCCGCCTTGCATACCCTCGTGCATCAAGCGCCCAATTGCTTTTTGACAGCCAGTCAAAATCTTCGTCGTCGACAATCGCCTTTGCGTTAGGATACTTTTTCGTGCTGCAGTCGATGATCTTCATGCTGCGTCCTTGTTCATCTTGCGAGCGCGCACCGGCTCCCATTCGGTATAGCCTTGATCCCACATGCCGCGCTTTTCTTCCCTGGTAAATAGCTTTCCCTGGTCATATTCCACATGGCACCAGTGGCAGGCGGGCAGGGTGAGTTCATTTGAGACTTTCAGGCCCATTCCCTTGCCTTCGTTGCGATGCGCCGGCACAACGATGTCAGGCGAGGCTTCTCCGCCGCAGACGACGCGCAGATAGCATTGCTCGCCGCGGCAGGCCGCCAGATACTTCGAGCCTTCTGCGACCGTCGGCTTCTTGGCTCGGCGGCGCAGTGTCGTCTTGCGATCGGCCAGCGCGAACGGCTTGGGCTCCTTGCGCGCGAACCCGGTGCGCTTCATCGGTGCGGAGCGCTTCATCCGTGTTTCCCCATCACTCGAAGGCAGTACCAGAACGAGTGCGGTGTCGCGCGGCATTCCTGCCACATCGAAACCTCGTACCAGCCGAGTAGAAAGAAAACCACGCCAAACAACGCGATATAAAGCAGCAGAGGCCTCATGCGGTCGCCCGGATTAACTGCGCGAACGGGTTGCCCTGCATCGATTTCGCCCAACGTCGCGCCTTTTCGACGGCCTTGTTCTTCTCGTAGTGGCGAGCGTGTCGCATCTTGGCGCATGTCCGCTTCGATGGCTTCGGCTTGTCCTTCCCTTCGCCCGCCTTCCAGATCGCCATGACGCGGCCGGTTTCGTTGATCTTGTGATGCCAGCCGGCGATGTGGATCAGCCCGTCGGCGTGCATCGCGCGCATCGCTCGTCTTACCGTATCCTGGTGAAGCCCCATGACGTCGGCAAGGTCGATGCCCGTCATTCCCTTTTGCAGCAGATCCAGCATCACGCGCCAATTGTCGTAGCGCTTCGATTCGGGGTTGAGACTGCATCCTGTGTTGCTCATGCCGCAAGCTCCTCATAACCGGCCGGCGCCGGGTCTTTCCACTGAACGTTGTTCTCTGCGCCCCATGCGTAGAGAAATTCGATGAACTCGGCTGCGTGGCGCTTGCTGAACTTGCGCGTCTGAACGCCGAGTTGCACAAAGCCGGTCCCGTCGAGATTCGGCACGATCGCGCCGACGCCTTGAACCGGGTCGCCTTCGGCCGCCTTCACCCTGGCGAACGCATCGACGAGCAGGCGCTTCCACGTTTCCAGATCGCGCATCGAGCCCATGAACGGCACTTGCTTTGCGACGTCGGCGAACATGGCGTGATACTTCGCCTGCTGGTCGCTGGATTTAGTCGGCGCCTTGATCTCGACAATGAAGCCGTCAGGGGCTTGGATACAGGCGCGGCTCGCCATCTGGCGCGCGGTAGGGTGGACGAGGCGATAGAGTTGTTTGTCGCTCATGACGCCATCACCATGAC